AACAATGGGACCTCCCTCCAGCAATCCACAACCCTGACTATTATCGTTCACTGTATGCCCAATTTATAATGGAAAAGTACCATTTGAATATAACAAAGGAAGAAGTCCTGGAGAAGTTTAAATAGGAGGGTAGATATGGCATCACGACCGTACAAAGCCGGGAATAACTAATCAGGAGGATTGAATCATGGCATTAAAAGTAGCGTACACACTGAATGGGACAAATCTTACAGCAGCAGCAGCATACCTGAGAATCAGCAGAATCAATGGTGGCAAGAATCAGCTCTCTGTGGAAGTAGAAGTATTCGAGACAGCAGAGAAAGCTCAGTTGCAGGGAGGCGATGACCCGATTCCTTTTCGTCATACTGTTGGGCATCCTATTGCCAATTTCTCATTTTCGTTCGCTCCAGACCTGAATTCAGAAGATAACTTTCTGAAGCAAGCATATAATTACATGAAGACGCTGGAGCAGTATGCTAAGGCTGAGGATGTTTAATGGCTAAGGCTTTGCCAAAGAATCCAGACAAAGATACCAAGAATAAGGAGATTAAAACAGCCCCGAAGAATTCTCCTTTTCAGAAGTCTCAGAGAATTCAAGGCAGATATGCCAAGATCTTGTTTGGGGTAGCAAAAGAAATTGGCAAACTCATAAAAGGGTATGCCCCAACCGATATTCTCCAGGCAGAACGGCTTAGAGCAGCTTTAAGACAATATTCTGACATCATTGGCCCTTGGGCATTAAAGATTTCTTTTGATGTTTTAAATGATGTAGACAGACAGGATAAAGCGACATGGCAAGCTCATTCTAACCAAATGTCTGTTGCTTTAAAGCAAGAATTACTAAATGCACCAACTGGTGATTTATTTCAGCAGTTGATGAAAGAACAAGTTGGTTTGATCAAGTCGATTCCAATCCAAGCAGCTGACAGAGTACATAAATTGGTTTCCGAAAATCTTTATCAAGGTCAACGAGCAGAATCTATCATGGAGAAGATTTTGCAAACAGAGAAGGTTTCTGAATCCAGAGCTAAATTAATTGCCAGGACTGAAATTGCAAGAGCGAGTACAAAGCTATTGGAGGCAAGGGCGCAACATGTAGGGAGTGACGGATATATCTGGAGAACGGCAAAGGATCTAATTGTAAGGCCAAGCCATAAAAAAATGAATGGGGTATTTGTGAAGTGGAGTGAGCCTCCTACATTAGATAAAATGACAGGCCATGCAGGGTGTCTTCCCAACTGCCGTTGCTATGCAGACCCGGTTTTACCCGATGCAAAGTTTTAAAGGGAGATAGAGAAAATGCTTTTATCTGAGTTTTTAAAGTGGAAAGTGAACGACTCTGATTTCACAGAATCAGAACACCCCAGAGAATCAGATGGTAAATTCACTGAGAAAGGTGGAGGATCTTCTTCGTCAAATTTCAAAGCAGCAAAGACAGAGGGCAATATGAGAGTGCAAGCAGACGGATCTGCATTACCGGAGCATATTGCCAGGCTAAAGATTCCTCCCGCTTGGACCGATGTTGAGTTTGATAGCAATCCTGATGCAACCCTGTTGGTCAAAGGCAAGGATGCAAAAGGAAGGTTGCAGTATGTTTATTCGGATGCTCATTGGGCGAAAGCTGCAGAGGCCAAGTTTGCCAGAGTTAATGAACTCAACCAAAAGTTTGAAGAGATCAGTAAGCAGAACAAAGCTAATCTAAAAGGGGAAAATAAGGAACCTGCGTTAGTGATTGATTTGATCATGAAGACTGGTATCAGACCTGGTTCTGACGAGGACACAAAAGCCAAGGTTAAGGCGTATGGGGCTACTACTCTTGAAGGGAGGCATGTTATCCAAGAAGGCGGTAAAATCTACTTGAACTTCATCGGCAAGAAAGGCGTCGATTTGAAGATTCCAATTCAAGACTCTGATATTGGCCGGATGTTGATTGAACGTAAGATGAATAGAGGAGACAACAAGAAACTGTTTGATGTTTCTAATTCTCGGCTTTTGAATTACACTCATATGCTTGATGGAGGTGGCTTTAAGACAAAGGACTTCAGGACCTTGTTGGGGACAAAGACAGCAATGAATCTTGTCAAGACAACAGATCGGCCTTCTAATGCGAAGGACTATAAGAGGAAAGTGATGGATATCGCGAAGAAGGTTGCATCTGTTCTTGGGAACACGCCTTCGGTTGCTTTGGGGAGTTATATTTCGCCGGTTGTGTTTGCTGATTGGAGGAAGGTATGATGAATTTACCGAATGTCCACTTTGGTAAGATCAAAGATGAGGATGTTGATTGGAGAAAAGAAAACGGAGATAGCGAAGAGGATTCGGAAGAAATTTCTGACGATGTAATTGCGATGCTTGGCTTTGATCCAAGGGATGAAAAATAAATTAAAAAGTATTACCTGTTTTTGTTTTATATAAATGAAAGTTAAAGGAGGTTAAAATGATTCTTTCTGAATTGGGGATAAAAGATGGCAGACTCCTGACGAAGGATTCTTTGACTGTTGACGGCGGTCCTGGGTCTGGACAAAAAGGACATAAGACCATTGGTTCAGTTTTTGCTAAACATCAATTAAATATAGCTAAAAAACTCTAAATATGCCTGACGCTGCTGTTAATTTTCTTGGTGGAATGACTAAAGAAGAGGCAAGAAATTTATTGAAGCAACATGGGATAAGATTTCGGGAGGGATAATGTCTAAAGCCCGCTTTTACATAGAAGAACAAATCAGTGAGAATATTGCAGAGACCCCGGAAGGTCTTGGGCCTAAAGTTAGGCGTTTCGGAAGAATTGCTCTTGTTTGTGCTTGCGGCTGTGCACCACATAGATTATTGCAAAACAAATTGCGATCCAGAAAATCTAATTTCATTATGTTTAAGCTGTCATGCAAAAACAGGTGCCGGCAAAAGACATGTATGGGTCAATTTTTTTGATAATTTGAAGAATGGAAATGCATTAGAGGTGGTTAATGTCTAAAATCAGATTTTACACTACAGAGAAAATATCTGAGCATATTTCAAAAACTCCAGAAGGGTACATTCTTTGTTCTTCGGTGCCAGTAACAAGAACCGGGGTTTTTGTCTACAAGTCAAGCGAAGTTCCTGTTGCTTCTGGTAAAGATGGCCTTGTCCACATCAAAAGAGACCCGGAGGAAGTATTTCATCCTGACACGATTTCCAGCGCACAATCCAAACCAGTGACGATCGACCACCCGAAAGAAGCTGTTGACCCTACCAATTGGAAAGATCTTACAGTTGGAACGATGCAAAATGTTAGAAGAGGCGAAGGCGATCAATCAGATTTATTGTTGGCGGATCTTTTGATAACGGATGAAAAGGCCATAGAACTGGTTACAAGTGGATTGAGAGAAATCTCATTAGGATATGATTGTGAGTATGAATCTGATTCAGACAAGGAGGGTTCTGGGAAACAAAAACAAATAATCATAAACCATTGTGCCTTAGTTCAAAAGGGACGGGCGGGGAGCAGATGTTCCATACGAGATGCAGAATGTACTCATTGTGGGCGCTGCCATGCTAATGATAAAAATACTACTGAGGAGGCAGGAGAGATGAAAGTCAACATGTTCAAGTCTTTGCTGAGAAAAATTCTTGATGCAATGCCTGACGAAGAAACAGAAGAAGAGTCCAAAGAAAAAGAGGAAAAGATTAAGCCCGAAGCTGAGCCTTTTAAGCCCAAAGAGAAAGAGGAAAAGGTCGAAGATGAAGCTGAGGAGGAGGAGAAGAAAGAAACAAAAGAAAAAGAGCCCAAAGAGAAAGAGGAAAAGGTCGAAGATGAAGATCCTACCGACAAATACTCTATCAAATTGGAAGCCCTTGAAGCCAAAGTCGACGGTATCATAAAGATGCTTGAAGAACTTCTTTTTGAAGAGAAAAAAGAAGACGACGAAGAAGAGAGCACTGAAGATGCCGAAGCCAGTGAAGCTGAAGAGAAAAAAGAAGCTGAAGAGAAAAAAGAAGCTGAAGAGGTTGCCAAGTCAGAGGTAAAAGATTCCTGGCAGGATATTGTCCATCGTGCAGAACTTCTTTCCCCTGGCATACGCATCAAAAAGCCGACCAAGGATTTTGCCTCTACGCTTATCGGTATCAAATCGAATGCTCTTGAAGCGGCTTCCGAGGATGGTAACACCAAAGCGTTTGCTGAAGCTTTTGGGGTCAAGAATGGTAAGATCCCCGTCAAGATGACGAGAGATGCTGTTAATGCAGCCTTTATTGGTGTTTCAGAGGCTATCAGTAAGGTCAACAACGCTAAGGTTCACAGTCAGAGCATGATTATTAAAGATCACAAGTCTGCTGTTTCTGTGAGAGATATTAACTCCCGTAACAGGGAATTTTACAAAACCGTCTAACACAAATAAAGGAGGATTTTAACTATGAGTAATGCTTTTGTTTACAGAATGCCTGCTGGTGTCCCGGGAGATGTTGGTCGGCTTGAACAGGCCACTATTGAACCGAATCAGTACGATACCGATTATCCTTGCCTGGCGTATGGTATCTTGGTAAAGTTGGTCGCCAGTAAGATCCGCCCCATTGCTTCCGGGGACGATATCTCGGCTGTTGGTTACGGATTCTTGGTCCGCCCGTACCCGATTCAGGAACCTATTGGTTCGGCTGCAAGTTCTCAGGCACTTTCTGCTGGTGCACCTAATACGGCTCTTGCGGCTGATGTTCTCCGTAGAGGGTACATGACTGTCAAGGTTACAGCTGGTGGTGCAACGGCTATTGCTTCTATTGCCAAGGGAGATGCTGTGTATGTGCGTTCTACTGCAGATACCGGCAAAGTAGTTGGCGATATTGAAGCTGGCAGCATTTCCGGGAATGATACCGTAACAGGGGCTATCTTCATGGGCGCTGCTGACACCGATGGCAATGTTGAAATTGCCTATAACATTTAACACAGATCAGAAAAGGAGGAAATATATAATGATGACATTTGATAAGTATACACTCGACAGTACCGGCGCTTTTCTGGTCGGCGAGCTTGAAAGATTGGACCAGAAACTTCATGAACCCTTGGTTGCAGTGACCTGGGGTCGGGACATTGATCTTCGCGAAGATGTAAGTATGGCTGATGAATCATCCAGCTATACCAATTCTACCTTTGCCGCTGCTGGTGGGATTGCTCCTACGGGCAAGAACTTCGTTGGTAAAGCAACCAATTCTATCCCTGGCATCGGCCTGGATATTGGCAAGACCGTCAGCCCGTTGTATCTGTGGGCTACCGAGATTTCCTATACCATCCCGGAACTGCTTTCCGCCCAGCAGCTGGGTCGCCCTGTTGACGAACAGAAATTTGCTGGTATGCAGTTGAAGTGGCAGATGGACATCGACGAAATGGTTTATATCGGCGACTCTGCTTATGGGAAGTATGGCTTGACCAATAGCACTGCAGTTACGACTGGCTTTGTTGATGCCGGGACTTCCGGGTATACTCAGTGGACCAATAAGACTCCTGCTGAGATTCTGCATGATGTCAACTCCTTGATTTCTGCTTGCTGGGCCGCTGCCGGTTATGCCGTGTGCCCCACTAAGCTTCTTCTGCCTCCGGCTCAGTTTGCTTACATTACCAGTCAGACCGTTTCTACGGCAGGTAATGTTTCGATCCTGAAGTTCCTGCAGGACAATTGCATCAGCCTCAGCATTAACGGCAAGAAGCTGGATATCCAGCCGGTCAAGTGGCTGGTTGGTCGCGGTGTTGCTGCTGGTTCCCCTTCAACTGCTACTGACCGTATGGTTGTTTACACGCAGGATAAGATGCGCGTACGCTTCCCACTCGTTCCGCTGCAGAGGACTCCGCTCGAGTACAGGAGCATAGCACATTTAACAACGTACTTCGGGCGTCTTGGTTGCGTAGAAACGGTTTACCCAGAATGCGTACATTATGCCGACGGCATATAATTTCAAGGGCTTACAATGAATCAGGGCAATGTAAGATGGGGGGCGAATGCCAAAAGTTAATGTAACACGACCAATTCAATTAGGTTTGGGGTTCGGTAAGAGGGATTTAAAGCCCTCTGCCAATCCCCATGTCCTTACAGAGGAAGAGATGAATGGTTGGTACATTCCTTCTCTGATTGAAACTGGGGCTATAGTAATTCTTGGCCAACCTTCTATTTCTCCTGAGCCGGCAAATGTCGATTTCGTTTATGAAGAACCGGCTCAGCAGAAAATAGAAAAATCTACTGAAGAACCAATTAAAGAAGAAATTGCTAAACCGAAGTTTAGAAAGATAAAAAGATGAGCACTTTCAGCGACCAGTTTAGAATTGATTTCCCAGAATTCTCGTATGGGAGCCCTCTCGATTATCCTGATAGTCAAGTAGACTTCTGGTATGATCTTGCGGGGAGTCAGATGAACGTTGACCGTTGGGGAGATTTTCTTCTGCAAGGGCAAGAGCTATATGTTGCTCACAATCTTTCGTTAAGTAAGGCCAGGCAACAAGCAGCATTAGCTGGTCAAGTGCCAGGCCAGGTGACAGGAGTATTATCAAGTCAATCTGCAGGGGGAGTATCCGCTTCTTTGGATACTTCATCTACTGCAGAAACTGAGGCTGGCAATTATAATCTGACAGTTTATGGAAGGCAGTTTATAAGGCTGGCAAGAATAGTCGGAAGCGGAGGCTTGTATCTCATATAAAATCACCATTTAAACGGAGTCTAAAGCCTTTTAACGGGCTTTGATTTAAAATAAGATCAAAAGGACCAGGGATGATATCAGCGGATGTTAAAGCGGCTTTAAAGGACGATAAACTGATGGCCGTTGTAAAAGACCTTCAAGAACTGACTAAGATTCAAGTTTTGGTTGGGGTCCCCGAAGTTACAGCTGGTAGATCCGATGATGGGCCCAGTAATGCTTTCCTTGCTTATATCCATGACAATGGTTCTCCAAAGCAAAATATCCCTGCTCGTCCGTTTATGAAGCCAGGAATAGCCTATGCTCAGAATTCCATTAATCGGTACATGTTGGCAGCAGCTCGAGCACAAATGAACAATGACCCGGAAGCAGTTGAAAGCAATTTAATGATGGCCGGGATGAGAGGTCAGTCCGGGATTCGCCATATGATTACCGAAGGCGATTTTGAACCTTTGAAGCCAGCTACGTTGAGAGGCAGAATGAGGAGAAGGAAATTCTTCAAAGATATGTCTGCTGCAAAAAGAAAGGAAGTATGGCCGGAAATTATGGCTTCATTCAAGCCATTGATCGATACGGGCAGCTTACGGCAGAGCATATCGATGGTGATTAGGAAACTAACATGAACTTTCAAGATCAAGTACAATATGACCGTCAAACCTTGTTAGAAAGAAAGAATAAATGTTCATGAACCTAACTAATGTTGCGCAGTCTTTAATTCTGAACGCTCAGAGTTACACTGTAAAGCGGACAACGGGTTCTTTTACCAGAGGGAGATGGGCTGCGGACACCCCGACTGAAATTGAAATGTTTGGAGTTGTTACCGTTGTTAATGAAAAGGAACTACAACAGATTCCCGAGGCTGATAGGATCACTGGGGCAATGTATTTCTTCTCCAAAGATCCTATCTACGTTACAAGAGAAGGTGCTGTTTCCGACAAGATTTACTGGCAGGGAGATTGGTATAGAATTTTCCAGATAGCTCAGTGGTCCGATTACGGATACTATAGAGCAACTGGAGTTAGAACAACAGGGAATTAGGAGGAGTCAACATGAACTTTCAAGATCAAGTATAATATGACCATCAAACAATTCAGGATATCAATGGATTCAACAGGATGTTTTACAGAGACAAATCCACTATTGACGGAGGCGAAGGCAGCGGAGTAAAGGACACAAAACATTTGCCAGTAAAGGACACGCTTACTGGATAAAAAGAAGAAATAATCCTCAACTTGGAGTTTATCACACCAATATGGGGCATGTTTCTCATAAAGAAATAAGGGCATTGAGTAAAAAAGGAGCGTTATATGGATCAAATGAGTATATACCTTTTAATACGAAAGAAGAAGCCGAAGAGTTTTTAGCTGCAAGAGAGAAAGAAGAATTAGAAAAGAAAGATTAAAATGGCGGAACAGTTTCATACTTTAGCTGAGTTGAACGAAGTCTTTCAAGAAGCTGTCTTGAAGATTTTGGGATACACTAAGTCGGGTTCCCCGGAAGAGTATTCGGATGCGGCTTATTATGCCGTTAGGATTACTAACCAAACGGAAGGCCAACCTGCCTGGGAAGTAGGGGAAGACGTAGTATTTGTTAGGTGCCTTGAAGAAGATGAAAGAATTAACAGAGAAAGAGAGGAGGAGAATGCCGATTATCTGGACAATCTTCTCACCTCCGTTTCATATACGCGAGTTATAGGTTTGTATCTTTCTATATACGGTCCTAACTCTTTTGATAATGCTCAAAGCATTCGTGATGGCTTTTTTAATGATTCCCAACGTGAGTTCCTTACAAGGGGACATCTTTATATTGTCCCGGATGTTGTTTCTCCTCGGAGAGTCCCTGAGCTTTGGGTTGGGCAGTGGTGGGAGCGTGTTGATTTTAACGTGAGGTTTAATGAGCATATCTGTAAGGAAACTGAGACAAATCGGATAGTTTCCGCAGATATACAAGTTATTACCGATGTTTCTGTGGATTGAGAGATGCCAATAGCCACTAATATACATGTCCATCCCTTTTTTGTAACCTGTACTGCAGGGGACAATGGGATTGTTAGGACTCCGGGACCTTCTTATCTGGATGAGTATAGCAATTTAATAGGCTATGTAAATGAAGGAACAGATGCTGTGTTCTTCATTTCTCCTAATCAAGGGTACGGGGTGTTAGATGTTATTGTGGATGAGGTGTCTGTGGGGCCAGTTTTAAACTGGGAGTTCTCTAATATTGCGGAAGATCATTCCATTAGCGCCTCATTCTATGCGTGCTCTTGGGATTTTACTGTTAATCTTGTTGGTCCTGAAAGCGCTCGTTGGATGGTGGACGAAGGTGCATGGAAGGTTAGTGGAGAGGTCATATCTATTCCCTCCGGGACCCATCGGGTTAGTTATTTAAATGTTGATCACTGGACTTCTCCAATAGATGAAATTGTTTATTTATCTCAGGATGAAAGCTTAGACAGGGTTTATATTTCGCAGTATCTTACTATTACTTCTTCCTCTGGTAGTAATGGTTCAATTTCTCCTTTAGGGAGCACTTTAGTAGCATATGAAGGAAGCTGCACGTATTTAATATCCCCAGATGTTGGCTATGATTCCTCTGTTATGGTAGATGGGATTGATCAAGGGGGCATAGAAGAATACACTTTTGATAATGTCATTGATGATCATACGATTTCTGCTTCTTTTGTCCGTAGTGCTCTAACAATCATGTCGTCTTCTGGAGACAACGGTTCAATTTTCCCTGCGGGGGAGATATCAATTGCATATGAGCAGTCTATTCTTTTTGAAATATCTCCTGTTGAAGGGTATCGCGTAGAAGATGTCTTGGTTGACGGCGTAAGCGTAGGTTCTGTGGAACAGTACGCTTTTTTAGATGTAACAATAAACCATACAATTTCTGCAACTTTTTCTACCTGGCAGTATTTTACGATTACTCCGTCTGTGAATGACCCCTTGACAGGTTTAATAGTTGCTGAGGCCGAAAGCAATACTGTTGTTCAAGGAGGAAGTATAATATATGATGTATACGCGTTTCCGAATTTTTATGTGCGAGATGTTACAGTAGATGGGGAGAGATACATATGCGGCCGTACAATAACTCATTATTCGTATGAATTTTCTAATGTCCAGCAGAACCACACAATTTCTGCGTATTTTAGCAATCTGCTTGATATTCAATTTTTCTTGTCTTTGCCTATGTCTTTAAACCTTTCTTCTCCGAGTTTATCTAAAATAGAAGAGACTCCTGTGAGCTCGAGTTTTTCTATGAATCTTCCTACTTCACCCGGTTTATCTTCTCCTTCTGCAGTAGTCTTTAGCTCCCTTGGCACTGCTACGATATCTATTGCCGTCCCGGGAGTAGTCACCAAATCAAGTCATGGTTTAATAGAGAATGATGAAATTAGTTTTTCAACAACGGGAGTTTTGCCGAATCCAATTGCCCCAGGGAAGAGTTTTTTTGTTCATAAACTTACAGATGACACTTTTAATATTATGGTGGTCCCTGATGGAAGTTACGTTGATACGACAGGGACTTCTTCGGGAGTTCACACTTTATGGAAAAGGGCAGTATAGGAGAATAGATAATGAATAGAGATGATAGTGTTGTAAAAGCAGAATATGATCGAATAGAGGAAAAGTACTTGCAGTTGGAGAGACTCAATCATGAGCTGAAAATTATGCCTCCTCCAAAAGTTAGTATTGCTTTAAAATCTACCTTAGGGGGAGAAGTAATTAGCGAGTATACGGGCAGGAGTCATACGTATAATAGAAATTTCTGGAATATAAATTTCTGTGTCAGAACAACCTTTAACTCTTCAGGGGCTCCTTTTGGAGCGGGGTATTTGACAAGGAAACAAACTAATGGATCAATCCAAGTCATTACTGGAGTATCTCTCACGTCGAATCTTGTAGGCTCTCTTGGGGTTGACAATGTGGGAATTGTGGTTGGCACAAGCAATACGGCTGAAAGCTTTGATGGGTTTGTGTTAGGGGCGTTAATTTCTAATGGGACCTCTTCAGGGAAATTTTCTTATTCGGCTCAATCGGCTACGACGGCAGTGTATACTCCTGGCACTTTAACTTGGGAGGCGACGTTAATTAGGATATTTAACAATAACTCCGGAGGGTTGATTACAGTGGCTGAAGCTGGGATTGTAGATGGGTCTGCTTTTTGTCTTATTACCAGAGATTTAATTGCTCCATCGGTTCCAGTGGCGAATGGCGGTCAGTTGACGGTGACATATATGATTTCTCAAGTGTTCCCGGGATAAAAATAATTTTATAGAGAGGTGAAAAGATGACAACTCCGAACACATTTAATTTAGACAGCATAGTCGACATTTCAGTGCAGATTTCTCCGTTGGCTGCTCCAAGAGCTACTTTTAATGAGCTTTTGGTTGTAGGCGCTTCTGCAATCATTTCTACAGCAGAACGTGTCAGAATGTATGAAGATGCAGACTCCATGCTGGACGATGGGTTTACAACTTCGAGTATGGAGTATGAAGCAGCACAGATTTATTTTTCTCAGTCCCCTCAGCCGAGAAAATTGTGGGTTGGGATAAAAGATGGCGGAGAGACTTATGAGGAAGCGGTTATTGCGTGCAGAGATGCCAGTTTTGATTGGTACATTGTGACGTGTCCAGATGCAGTTAAGGCTGATCATGAGACCTTGTCCGCTTGGGCAGAGTCTGCGAGTCCTTCTTCAATTTATGCCTTTACAACTGCAGATGCTGATGTTATTTCAGGGGCAACGGCGTCTCCTCCTGGTGTATTTGAGTATATAAAGAATTTGGATTATTCCAGAACTATTGGTCAGTACTCAACAAACCAAGGAGGTTCTCCCGTAACTTATCCTGATAATAAGTATGCTATTGTTGCCATTATGGGATATGCATGCGGTCAAAATTCTGGCCTTGCAGGATCGGCTTTTACCCTGAAATTTAAACAGGAGGTTGGAATTGCGACTGAACCGCTTACCACTACTCAGAGAGGATATATAGAGAATAACCATGGCAATCTTTATTTGTCTTATGGTAACTATTATTCTTTCTTTGAACAGGGAGTAATGGCTGATGGATCTTTCTTTGATGAGAAGATTAATCTGGACATGCTCGTTAATAATATTCAGTTGTCTGTTGCAGATCTTTTATACGGGACCCCTAAAGTTCCTCAAACAGAAGCTGGAGTAACTCAGATTATTCGGGCTATAAACCAGGCTTGTGACCAGGCCGTTTCTGTGGGGTTCCTTGGCCCCGGTACATGGACCGGAGTTGATATTATGGCCTTGAAAAGCGGTGACACTTTGCCTAAGGGATATATGGTTCAAACTCAGCCTTTATCTGAGCAGTCTGATGCAGATCGTCAGCTCAGAAAATCGCCCAGTATTTATGTTGCGATTAAAGAAGCTGGTGCCGTGCATAGTGTTTTGATTGGGGTTTATGTGAACAGGTAGAAAGGAGAATAGGATGGAAACATATAGTTTTTTGGATTGTGTTCTTAATCTTGCTTTTGCGACAGGGGCGTATACAATTACAGGCAAAGGCATTGGGAAGGTAACTGTATCAATGACGCAGGAAAGGACTGCGATTGATGCCGCAGCAGATGGGAATATTATGATTTCGAAGATTGCAGGGAATCATGGGACTCTTACTCTTGAGCTTCAGCAGACTTCTGATGCGCATAAATTTATGTTGGGGATGTATAATGCTTTAGTGATAGCACCTCCTTCCCTTTGGGCCCAAGGGGTGGGACTTCTAAGATGCACGAGCGATAGCACAAGTCATTCATTTACGGGTCTTTGTTTTCAGAAGCTTGGGGACAAAGGATATGATAAACAAGGGGCAATGGTGGCTTGGCCGCTTTTGGCAGGCGACATACAATCTGTGCCCTTTTAATTAACACAGATGGGGGTGTGTTATGGGTATTCGAGAAACAAGTAGAATTGTTATTCTTGATAGTAGGAAATGGAAGGTATCAAAATTTGATGCCTGGGCTGGTAGTTACATTGCTATTAAATTATTTTCTAAGCTCTCCAATGTTGCGATGGCCGTGGTTTCTGGTCAAGTAGGGGATGGAGCCGTAGTGGCTATGGCCATCGCTAATGAGCTTGTAAGTATTCCCAGAGTAGAATTTCAGGAGATCCAACAGCTTTGTCTTTCAACAGTTAAAGAAATCAAAGAAATTGGAGGGAAGGATCTCGAATCGCCTGTTTGGTTGTCAGACGGGAGATGGGGGGTAGAAAATCTGGAGGATGATGCTCTTTTAGTTATGTCTTTAGTCAGCCATGCTTTGATTTATAACATGACAAGTTTTTTCGACGAAAGCCGGTTGAAGGCATCGATAGAGAGCTTCCAGGGTTTGATCCCGTCAGGTGCAGTAATTTAGATGAATTTGCTTTTGCTCCTGTTGTCACGGGAGATTGGAGACAATTTCAACTTTGGGACGGGACTTATTCTTTTGACGATCTTTGTGACTGGCATGAAATGGATTCTGTAAGAAATGAGAATAAAAGGCGGTATCATCAAATGATGGATGCACAAAGAAACATGGCTCCATATTGAGGCAATAAATGGACGATGTTATAAAATCATATTTAATCTCTCTTGGGTATAAGATTGATACCTCATCTGCAGCGAAGTTTCAGGCTGCAATGAAAGCAGTCAATGATTCAGTTAATAAGTCTACAGAAAACATGGCGATGTCCTATGCTTCTGCTTCAATAAAAATAGTAGCTTCTTTTGCTGCTATTGGAGCAGGAATAGCTTCTTTAATTGACCAGCTTGCTCAGGCGGATCTTGGGTATCAGAAATATGCTTTGCGAATGTATATGGCAAAGGATTCTGCAAAGCAGTTTAAAATTGTTACCGATTCTATGGGAGAGTCTCTTCATGATATTGCCTGGATTCCAGAATTAAATGAGAGGTACAAAGATTTTATGGGGACTGCCGCTAAGATGGCTCTCCCTGAAGATATTGGTGAAACATGGAAAAAGGTTCGTGATATTCGTGGAGAGTTTACCCGGTTGAAAATAGAATCAAAGTTTGCTTTGGAGTGGATTGGATATAATCTTGTTAAAAATTTAGTATCTCCTATTGGAGACGCAAAGACTGCATTTAAAGGATTTAATGATTGGTTTGTTCAAAAAGTTCCTGAGTGGTCTAAAAAGATTGCTGATTGGTTTAGTGCTGTTTTGGATTATGTTTCTCCTGTTGGTAGAGCAATAAAAGAATTGGGTGAGATATTTCTTGATTTTTATAATTCTTTAGGCCCTCTTGAGAAGCAATTATTGGCTTTTGGAGCGGCTCTTGCGTTTATGCTCAAGACAGGGCCAATAGGGGCAGTTACTACGGCCATGATTACTCTAATCGCTCTAATGGACGATTGGTTTGCGTTTTTGGATGGAAGAAAAAGTGTTGGTGGAGAAATAGGAGTTTTTCAGGTTTTTGGAGCGGCTATAGATACGGCTATCCGTTCAATGGCGGTAGCTCTTGCTATGGGAGAACGACTCTGGTATACATTGAGAGGAGAACAGTCTCCTGGCCAGAAAAGGAAACTTTCTGTCGTTGATGAAATAAAAGAAGTTTGGAATGGGGTTTCTGGGTTTTATGGCCCGGGAGGGATAAAAGAAAAGGCTGAAAATAAACACAAAACAGGAGCCCCAACTCCACCTTTGTCCTCGCACTCTAAAATTGATGTACCATCTGATGTAACTGAAGCTGCAGAATTGGCGTCTAAAAAAACAGGAGTCCCTGCGAAATGGATTTTTGCTCAATGGATGCATGAGACAGGAGATTTAAAAAATCGTGGTGCTCGCGAACTTAATAATTTTGCTGGCATCAATGTTCCTGGAGGTAAAGGTCAAGACTATCGTAAATTTAATAGTGCTAATGATTTTGCGGAGTACTATTCGAATCTAATAAATTCTCGTCGTTACTTAGGGGCTAAGCAAGCGACTTCCTATGAAGAGTTTGCGAGAGGATTGGGTCGGGGAGGATGGTATACGGCAAATCCTAACGAGTATGTGATGGGAATGGGTCGTCATATAAATGATTATCAACCTTTGAAATCCTCTGCCTCTTCTGGCAATACTATTATTATCAATGGGGCAATGGATATGACTCCCAGACGTTTAGAACATGTGCTGAATACAAGTTTTGCTTATCAGAGGTAGATGTCCATGGTTAACTGGAATAAGTCTTTATTAGATACGTCAAGATTGCAGTATATTGCATGGCAAACTTGGCTGGAAGCAATAACACCTAATCCTCAGTTGGAAGAAACAGCGTATCGTCCTGTTGGTTGGGCTAATCAGCAAATAGCAGAGCAATTGTCCGGGGAGGGGGCAGAAGAGGCGCAGTCTGGAGCAAATACGTGGATTGATGACGGGACAGGAGAGGCCTGGGTATTTGATGCTGTTCTTCAGTTAAATCATAGTCATTCACAGAGAATTACTCAGCATCCCGTTCAAACAGGAGCGAGCAAAACAGACCATTCATTTTCTTTGCCTTCTAATTTGACTTTAGAAATTGGAATGAGCGATGTTATGGATAGTTTCAATCCCGGCCAATGGGGAACGGCAGAGGAGGCTCCAACTCGGTCTGTTCAGGCATTCCAGAAATTATTGGAGTGGAAGAATGCTGGGACTCCACTGAATATTACTACGAGATTGAACACGTATGAGAATATGGTAATTGCGTTAATTTCGGCTCCAGATGATTTTCAGACTTTTTATGGGTTGAAATGTTCAGTTACTTTTCAGCAGATTTTTGTAGCGAGTATGGAAGAAGGCTATACGGGAGAATTTACTTCAGATAGAGAAGCCGTGACAAATAAAACAGATGAAGGGACAAAAGGGGATTCTCCGGCAAGAGCTACTGACTATAATCGAAATTCTAAGGCATACGATTTTATATTCGGTGATGGAATGTCTTTTGGTAAATAGGAGGGAAGGATGCAGCTAATTCCTTTGAATAGTTTAGATAATCAGACATTCCAGTCCTCTTTGTTGATAGATGGAGCAAAGAAAAAATTAAACTTTCGTCTATACTTCAATGAAGTTTGCAATTATTGGGCAATGGATATTATTGATGGAATAACACAAGAAGCTTTGGTTTCTTCAGTCCCATTGATTACGGGGTCAAGTAAGGAATCAACAAATCTTTTAGCCCAGTATTCTTATTTGAGAATTGGGTCTGCTTATTTGATTAATGCGGAGAATGTATGGTCGGATCCTGATCATGTAACATTGGGAATTAATTTTCTCTTAGCTTGGGGTGATACTTTGTAATGGACACTTCAATGTATGGCCGTTATTGGAAACTTGACATTAAGTGTGCCGATGGGGCTACTTTCACTTTAAAAGCTGATGGATTTAAAACAGGAGAAATGTTAAAGTGTACTTTTGACATTAATTATCCTGGGTATGATGGCTGGTTTGTTTCTGAATTTAATATCTGGAATACGAATTATGAAACACAAAAGAAAATTATTGAGTCCGGAGCTGAAGTGTACTTTTCTGCGGGTTATTCTGATGGCAGACAAGGGCAAATCTTTGGTGGAGATGTTTTTCAGGTGATGTATACTCGGGAGAATGTAACTGATAATCGATTGACTTTAGTCTGTGTTGATGGAAGTAGGCTCTACTCTGAGAATTTTACTTTATTTACTTTAGGCCAAGAATATACAGAAGCTACTCTTACCAATGCAGTAGCCTCCAGAGCAATTAAGCCCGTAGAGGTAAACTCTGAAGAACTTCCTCCTGAAATGGACGAAATAAAGTTTCCCAGAGGGAGAACGGTTTTTGGCTCTCCTTCTACAGTTGTTCGCGAAGTGACTCGAAATGCAAGAGGGTGTTTTTATATGGATAAAGGGCAGTTAAACATTTTTTTGCCTACCGATGAGCCTGGGGATGAAATTGTAGATGTTAATCCAGAATCTGGATTAATAGGTACACCAATTCAAATTGAGAATGGAATTAGATTTAGAACTCTTTTGAACCCATTTATAACGTTGTCTAATCCCCCGAAGTGGGTAAAAGTTGATTTGAGTAAAGTAACTATTCAACAGCAGAGAGCACAAATAGGGAAAGATCTTATTAGTAAGCTTCCAAAAGATGGCTATTTTCAAATTGGAGGGATAAGGCATACAGGAGATTCCAGAGGGAATGATTGGTACACAGATGTTGTTGGGTATTCTCTTGCTGGGGCTAAAGCTGGTTCGCAGTTGACTGTTCCTGGGATGAAAAGGATTTCTGAAAAGGTAGATCAAACCGGAGGGTCTCAATGAATACAATCCCTTGTATGATAGGGTCTCCGGGAGAAGGGATAAAGGCTTCTCTTGATAATTTTGATGCGGGTCTCCGCTGTGCAATCCCCGGAGTAATAGAGACCTTTAACCCCGATAAGCAAACGGCAACTGTAACAGTAGCTATTGCCGAGAGAGTAAAAATTGATGGTGAGTTGTACTCTGCTCAGATTCCAACTTTGACGGATGTCCCGGTTTGTTTTCCTACTGCTGGTAATTTTTCTCTTACATTCCCAGTCAAACACGGAGATGAGTGCTTGGTTGTTTTTGCGGATACTTGTATAGATTCGTGGTATCAATCGGGTTGTTTGGACTCTCCTGATGGGCATATTGCTACTCTTCAGATGTCGTTGAGGCGCCACGATCTTTCTGATGCTCTTGCTATCGTAGGAATTAAATCCCAGCCAAAGAAGCTTTCTAATTACTCTACTTCCAGCGTCCAACTTCGATCCGATGACGGGGGAACTTTTGTTGAAATTACTCCATCAGGGGAAGTCAATATAGTCGCTCCTGGGAATATGAATATAACCAGTCCTAAAGCAATGTTTAATGGAGATCTTGAGACCACAGGGGATGTGACCGTTGGGACGGGAGCATCTGGTGTTCTTGTTGATTTGAATGGAAGGACTTTTACCATTCAAGATGGAATTGTGATCAGTATTACATAAGAAGGTGCCAGATGACGTCTGTTAGAGTGAGGAGATTAGATGACAATTGGGATCCTGTTTATGGGAATGGGAGGAATGACTACTTGACTGATCAAGATGCGATGCTTCAGATTGTCAAGAGTAGGCTCCAGAATCTTTATGGTGAGTGGTGGGAAAATACTCTTGACGGCCTTCCTTTATTCCAGAAAATTCTTGGTCGGGTTAGAGTGGATAAATCTATTCCCGATAAGTTGATTCAAAAGCGGATTAAAGAGACGCTCTATGTTAAAAAGATAACAAAGTTTACGTCTCAGTTTGACCCTAATACAAGGCAGTATAGCTGCCAAGCGGTAATAGATACAGAATTTGGAGTAATTACCGTAGCAAGTGGAGGTGTATAAATGACATATGCTGCCCCAACCATAGGAGTGCCCGGACTTACAGTCCCCACTTATGCTGACATTCTTCAGTATTTGATTGATGCCAAAAAGACTATTCACGGAAGCGACATATATTTAGAGAATGATTCCACAGATTATCAGGAGCTCTCTGTATTTGCGTTGATGCTCTATGATATAAGCATGCTTCTTCAGTATGTTTATAACAATAGAGGTCCTCTCACGGCGGTAGGCTCCGGGTTAGATCAAATAGTAAAGCTAAATGGTATAGAGAGAAAGCAAGCTTCTTATTCTACCTGTATTGTAGGGTTAACCGGGACGATAGGCGCGACAGTAGTAAATGGCATTGTCCAAGATCAGGCAGGTTATCAATGGGGCCTACCTTCTACGGTCACTTTGGAGTCTACAGGGTCCCCTGCTTATGGGTATAAAGAAGTTACGGCTATTTGTGCGACTCTGGGGGCTGTTTCTGCTACTGCCGGGACAATAGTCCGAATTGTTACTGCTCAAGCGGGATGGACTTCCGTCACAAATCCTTCTGCAGCGGTAGAAGGAGCCCCAGTTGAAACGGATGCAGAGTTACGATCACGGCAGTCGGCTTCTGTAACAAGGCCATCGATGAATTTGGTGTCAGGAACTTGGGCGGCTCTTTCAGCAGTTGACAATGTTTCCAGATTAACAGTGAAAGAGAACCCGACTGGAACCCCGGATGCTGATGGCTTGCCTCCACATTCTATTTCTTGTGTAGTAGAAGGAGGAACCGATGAAGATGTAGCTACCGCTATTTGGGCCAACAGGGGGATTGGGTGTCAGATGAATCCCGTAGCTACATCACCGGAACCTTCTTATGCGGTTCACCATGATGTAGAAGATTCTGTTACTTTAATCGTGACAACGATTAATTTTTACCGCCCTGATTATGTTCCCATTTACGTAGAGATTGGGGTTAAACAGATTTACGGTTATACATCTGTGACAACTGATGCAGTTAAATCTGCGGTTGCAAGCTATCTCAACAGCTTAAGTATAGGAGAGGATTTAACCATTTCTGCCCTTTACAGTGTAGCGCTTTCTGTTACCCCTGACTTGGCAAAGCCTATGTTTTCTATTACATCTTTGGTCGCAGGAATCTCTCCAGGGGGTATGGGATCCACAGATATTGAATTGGATTATTATCAAACAACGTCTGGGGATATAGCGGATATTACTATTAATGTAACGTGAGGTTGGTATGCCGGTAGAGCCTTTGTCTCCAGACAATTCGAGAGCGGTTTCTTATTACAATGGGCTTTTTACTTCCCAGTATCAAATGTCTTCGAATCTTTTACTCTGGGGAGAGTTTTTGTTCGGAGTCTTGAATTCCGTGGGGGATGTAGCAAGAACTCTTTGTGGGGATTTTGATATTGACTATGCAGTAGGTAATCAGCTTGATATTATTGGAGAAATTGTAGGACAAAATAGAACTCTTTCTTTTCAGCCTTCCTCTTCTCCCTCAAATCCTATTATGGATGATGAACTTTATAGATTGGTTCTCAAGTGTAAAGTAGCAATTAATCATTGGGATGGGAAGATTCAGAGTATTGAAAGCAAATGGCAGAAAATTTTCCCTGATACCCTTATCTCCATTGTGGATAACTTTGATATGTCAATGACTGTTTCGGTCATTGGGGGAGAGCTTGAAGCGATCGTTCAAGAAATGATTCAAAATGATATGATTATCCCCCGACCACAGGGGGTTCTTTTAAACTTTGCATGGCTTGGCAAGGTATTTGCGTACGATCTCGAAACTACTTCGTATGCGGGTTACGATGAGGCAAATTGGCTTGTATAAAAAGAAGGAGGAATAAATGTCAGCAAATAATTTCAAACAATTCGATACTGGTAAGACCAATATGATGGATGATGCTACATACGATGCTTCTACCCAGAGGGCTGGGGGAGTCCAGACCGGAGTTGCGTCATCACAGCTTCATAACAAGCTTTTTTATCAGTTGAGTACATTTGTGTCTGCTTTTGGGGCGATGATGTCCAGTAAAGGCATTGAGATCGAAGATGCCACTTCAGTTGACACCTATAATGATCTTGTTACAAAGCTTGGCAATATTCTAATTTTTGGCGAAGGCGGTCATACAATAAAAGACGAAGGATCAGCATTAACTCAAAGAACTAATTTAAATTTTACTGGTTCTGGTGTTACCGTTACTGATGATTCTGGCAATAATGCTTCTGTAGTAACAATACCTGCTACTGGTGGGTTGATAACAATTTACGATGCTCCTGGTTCCGGGACATATACTGTTCCCACCGGGACTACAACCTTAAAAGTTGCAATTTTTGGAGCTGGCGGAGGGGGAGGGATATCCCTCCCTGAGGCAGGAGGGCAAACCGAAGCAACTTCAGGAGGGTATTCAAAGATTGTTATCGCTGCCGTCGATATAATCGCTGGTGGAGGAACTGGAGGGATGTCAGATAGCACTGTGGGGGATGGTGGCACTATTTCAGATTCGACGGTTCTTCCTTACTTGTCTCTTTCTCATATTGGATCCGCTGGGGCAGTTGGGCAGAACGATGGAGTTTCGGGAGGTGGAGGAGCCAGCGGGTTTTTTGGGGGGCAGAATATAGCAACAACCCCAACTGTTCAGACGAACGGAAACGATGGAAATATGGGAGCTGGTGGAGGAGGAGGGTATTCAAACCAACTCGCTGCTCCTTCGGGGTCGGGAGGAGGTGGAGGAGCATATATTGAACTTTATGTAGAGTCCCCTGCATCCTCTTATTCCTATACTGTGGGGGCCGGAGGCACCGGGGGAACTTGGGGTGGCGCAACCCATGGCGGGGCTGGTGGAAATGGTGCGGTTATTTTCGAATGTTTTTCATAGGGGGAGAGCATGAAAGTAAAGTATGTTGATTATGACGGATCTGAACAGCAGATGCAGCAGATGAGAGAAGAGCAATCCCTGCTTGGATGGGTAATGAGATGTTTTGTAAACAACAGTCGGCAGAAATACATTGAATTTAGTCTTTTTTCGGATTTTGTAGTTCAGATAGAGCAAAAGAGAAATGATCTTCTTTATAAGTATGATTGGACTCAGCTTCCAGACACAAGGTTGACGGCAGAGCAAATTCAGGAATGCAGAACATATCGAGAAGCTCTGAGAGGGATAACGTCTCAAATTACAACCATTGGGACTCCAATTGTATGGCCGGAGGCTCCTTTGGTATGAATCCTTTGCTGATAGTAGGTTGTCACACCGATGCAGTAGAGGAAGCCGAGAAGGCGTCTTTACTCATTGCTAATGAATGCGACTACCTTGCTGTTGGTAAAGATGCAGTGAAATTAAAATTTAATTGGAAGTATGTAGCTACATACCATAAAGAGGATCTTGTGGATATTTTATCCCAGATAGACAAAAGAAAGCTTATTGATTGTCAGATAATTTCGCATGAGAAAGCCGCTGGAGTAGATGTTATTATCCCTTTTGAGAAGCCATCTGGATCTTCTGCCCTTCTTGGGGCTTTAGCTGGGATTCAATTTGGATATACCAAGATGATCCTCTGCGGGTGCCCCTTAGAAGGAGGGAATAATAAAGGTCATCTTTATAATCAATTTAGAATAGGATGGGAGAAAAAGAAAATTATTGTAGAAAGTTGTGTTCGTTCAATGTCTGGGTGGACAAAGAATTTCTTAGGTTCTCCATCCCTTGACTGGTTAGTGGAGTAGTTTCACTTTTTGGGGGAAGTAATAAATGGATAAAGAACATCAGAAGCTATTTGAATTAATTTGGGACAGGGGCAATTTCAGACAAGGCTCTACGGCATTGAGAATGTCAGAGTTAATCAAAGGGATAATCCCGCCGGGGACAAAAATCAACGATTACGGGTCTGGAACAGGCCGTGTAGAGGTAAATCTTTTAAAGTGTGGCAAAAACTACTCCTTTAGTATGATAGACATAGCTTCCAACGCCTTAGACCCTGAGCCAAGAAGCTTACTCGGCCCTTATCTAAAGTTTACAGTGGCTGACCTTCAAGATCTCCCTCCAGAGATAGAGAAAACAGAGTGGGGCTTGTGTATCAATGCCTTAATGAATATCAAGCCAAAGATGCTTGATCCAATCCTTTCTGAAATTAGTAGAACCTGTAGCAATTTAATCTTTGAAGCCTATGATATGGATGATTTTCGTTGCGGTTACCAGCTTTCCATGAATCAGTTAAATAAGGATCAGTGGCATAGGAAATTGAATGAGTATTGGGGGGATGTTCGGTTTATTCAGTCTCCAGAGTCTAAACGTCGTTACATATTTATTTGCAGGCAAATAACGGAGGAGTGCTCTAACAGGAGTTTGAGTGGCCCCCATCACAAAGATAACTGTTAGAGCATAACTCCGACTATAAAGGAGAACAAATGATTTCGGTGATCACACCTACTGGAGATAGGGAGATTGCTTTTAAACTCTGTCTGTCTTGGATCAATCAGCAAACAGTTAAACCAGATCAATGGATTGTCGTGGATGATGGCAAAAGAGAGAAATTTAATATAGATTCTCTCCCCTCTTTTGCACAGTATGTTAGACGTGAGCCTCAGCTTACAGACCACAAGTTCACTCTTGTGGAGAATATAAAAGAGGCCGTCAAATACATTGCTGGCAATCAGATCTTCATCATGGAGGATGATGAGTATTATGCTCCTCAGTATCTGGAAGTTATGTCCAAACACCTTGAGCCTGTGGCCGTAGTTGGTATAGGATGTAGTAAATATTATCACCTGCCTACTGGAGGATATGAAGTTCATCAAAATAAGGAACATGCTTCTCTCGCTCAGACTGGATTCACAGATAAATTCCTTCCAAATTTCAATTCTTGCATAGAGAAAGGGATGGGGACCTGTTGGCTTGACGACCAACTCTGGAAAGCCGTTCAAGCAAGTCAAAGATCTTCCGCTAAGATTCCTTTTGACCTTTTTGTTGATAATGGTTCTCCTTTATATGTCGGGATGAAAGGCTTGCCTGGGAGAGATGGCATTGGGGTAGGACATAAGCCTCAATCATATCGCGGCCGAGTTGACGATAAGAATAGAACCTTGCTTAAACAATGGATTCCTCTGCATTATCAAAAATACCTTGATGTGCTGGAGAAGATTAGATGAATAAATTTATCGTTATAACCACTGTTAACGAACCTTCTGAGGCTATCGAGAAGTTTGCACATCTCCCTGGGTGGAAGGTCATTGTAGTAGGAGATGAGAAGACTCCCAAGGAGTGGCATAATGAAGACGTCAAATACCTAAGCCTTGATGATCAGAAGGAGCTATTCCCTGTCTTTAGTTCTCAGATTCCCTGGAATTGTTATCAAAGAAAAAACCTTGGCTATCTCTACGCTATTAGAGAGGGCGCAGACCTCATCTTTGAGTCGGATGACGACAATACCCCCTATGAGGATTTCAACTCTCTTGTTGCCTCTCTAATGGCCTTTAAACCGGGTTCTTTGAACAGAGTTAGTAGCGTTACAAACTGGGCGAATATGTATGAGTACTTTGGGAGCTGTGATTGTTGGCCCAGAGGGTATCCTCTGCAGTATATAGGCACCTCTGCAGCAGGTGTTGGTGTTGGGAGTAATGATTGGTCTGTAGCTCAGTTTCTCGCCGACCGTGACCCTGATGTGGATGCTATTTACCGCCTGACCAATGGAGATGGCACCATATTTGAGGAGGATAGACACTTCATCCTGGACAAGAATACATTCTGCCCCATGAATTCGCAAGCTACCCTATGGAAGAAAGAAGCTTTCCCTCTGATGTTTCTCCCGGTTGGGGTCCCGGGGCGTGTGACAGATATTCTTAGAGGATATATTGTGCAGCCCTGTCTGTGGGCAATGAATCGATCGGCTATATTCGCAAGCCCTAATGTATATCAGGAGAGGAATGAGCATAATCTTCTCAAAGATTTTAAAGAAGAGATTCCTCTATACTTGAATGCCGATAGGTGGTGCAAGGAAATTATGCATCTTGCCGGCAACTCAATGGAGGCCAATTATTTCCAGGCTATAACCAGGCTAATAATGGTAGAGGCTTTACCGTATGACAATGTAGACTATTATAAACTGTTTTTAAGAGAAATGGGGGATTACTATGGATAAGAAGGTGTTTGAAGAAGAGTTTAAGAAGTTGTTGTCCCAGGTAAACTTAGATGGTTCGGTTGTAGGGAAGAGACTTAACCAGAATCCTCCTGAGTTTATGGATTTCCTCCGGTTTAGTAAGGAATATCTTGATAAGAAGAAAGTTATTCGGCCTGTGGTTGTAGAGATTGGGATTCTTGATGGTATGCAGAAAAGATTCTATGAACAACTTCTTGATGCCCAATACTACAGTATTGATATAGACCCGAAGTCCTCTGCAACCATAAAAGGGGATTCTACAGCAAGTAGTACGATTAGACAGTTGAAAACTATTTTGGGGAGAAGAAAGATAGATCTCTTATTTATAGACGGTCTTCATACATACAATGGGGTGGAAGGCGATTTTGATGCTTACTATCCTTTGACTCAGCACCTTATTGGAGTTCATGATATTTTTACCCCCAAGATTGTTCCCCAAGAATCTGTCGATGTAATGCGGTGGTGGTCAGATTACAAAAAACTCTCAAAGGATAAGTGGTTCGAGATCCAGCATCCGAATGACCGTCCAGAGACAGCCTTTAATGGCCGTCCTTTAGGGATAGGCATTGTAGTAAAAGAGGGGTTAAAATGAAGATTGCCGTGATTACAAGATGGTTTAATGAGGAGTTCTTCGCGCCTTTCTTTCTTTCCCACTATTCTGAGTTTGCGGATAAGATTATTGTATTTCTTGAGCAAACTTCTACTGATAGGAGTAGAGAAATTGTTCCAACTTTTCCTAAAGCGGAACTGGTCATGGTTAGCAATGGCGAGACCCTTAATGATAGAATACTCTCTGATATGATGTCCAATGCGGCAGCTTCTTTGGCTGATTATGACTGGGTTATTCGGGCGGATGCTGACGAATTGACCTTTCCATATAATTTTGAATCCCCAAGGGAAGTCCTCTCCAGAGCTACGGGCAATGTCATTAACACCTGGTATCGATGGGTGTATAGGCATAACTCTGAATCAGATCTTGATCCCTCTAAACCTGCTGTATTTCAAAGAAGGCATGGTGGGGAGTATCGTATCTGGCCTGGCATGGGACAGAACTACTCTAAGCCTACAATTGTCAAGCCCTCTGCAAAAGTAAGATGGACAGCAGGAGAGCAATCTATTCTCCCAAATCCTTTAGTCAAGATGAATTCCGAATCCTGGGATGGAGTTCATTGGCAGACAGCGGATGTTGAGCAATGGATTAAAAGGAATGCGTCTAATGATAAGAGGCTCTCTGAAGAGAATAAGAAGAATAAGTGGGGAGTTAAGAACTTTACTGAAGAGATGATTCGAAAAGAGTGTGATTCACACCTTAATGATTTGCAACTATTTTAGGAGAAGAAATGGACTTAGAGAAATTCACACTACTTGCTGATGAGATAGGCTTTGCTATTGAACGTCCGACGGGGAGACTTTTGCAAAACAGGGGTGAGTTTAAGAACTTTCTTCTGTTTGTTGATACTGTGTTTAAAGCTCGTGGAATCATTAATCCTATTGTTGTTGAGATTGGCATAGCTTATAATGGTCAGAAGAGATTCTATGAGGAGCTGATGGGTGCTACCCATATTAGCATTGATATTAATCCTCAAGGGGGACCAGATATCCTTGGGGATTCTCACGATCCTGAAACTTTAAAAAGATTAAAGGAAATGCTTAATGGCCGGTCTGTAGATCTCTTGTTTATCGATGGCGGCCATTTATTCCATGAGGTTAAACAGGATTATCAGATGTACGAGCCCTTGGCCTCGCATCTTGTTGCTCTTCACGATATTCATCTTGTACGTTGGGCTTCCGACGTTAGCGAGGTCAATTACTATTGGCAGAAATTGGTGGAACTGGAGAGAGAAAAGACGACCATAACCTTTAGAAAGTATTATGATTGTCCTGATCAGAAGCCTGGTCAGATGGGCATTGGTCTTATAGTTAAAGAGGGAGGGCAAAAAATAACTGTTCTCACAAAGTGGTACAATGAAGAGATTCTTGCTCCGTTTTTTCTCAAACATTATTCTTTTGCTGACGAGATAGTTATTTTCCTTGACAGTAAAACGGATGATAAGACAGAAGAGATCATTTCTCAATATAAAAATGCTCGTATTGTGAAGTGTGACTACCCGAATCAAGTATACAATAACCGGATTGCAATAGATCGTATGAATCAAGAAGCTCTTAGCATTCCTTCTGGTTGGATAATTTGTGCAGACGCTGATGAATTTTTATTCCCCTCTGAAAACAGGAGCATGCGCGATTTTCTTGGTGATGTTGTTGGCAATGTAGTTTATGCGAATATGTGGCAGGTTTACCGGAATAAAACAGAGATGGATCTTGATGCGTCCTTGCAGCCTATCTGGTTAAGGCGTTATGGTGATCCAGATCGGGAAACGGGGATAAATAAGCTTTATTGTAAACCCTCTGTAATAAAGGCAGGGTGCGGGATTAGATGGCAGATTGGCCATCATTATTTAGAAGCAAACTATCAGATTCAAGAGTCAAAGGTGTGCTTAAATGGTGCGCATTGGACTGCAGCCGATCCGGTTCTTATTCCTCGCTGTTTAAGATGGAGGATAGAGAATATGGACAAGGAGTCTATTGATAAACAATGGGGCAGTTCAAAGTATTATCGGACAGAAGAGGAGTTAAGAAAAATATGCGAGGACCATCTTAATGATCCTCAACTATTCTAAGGAGGAGTAAATTATGCAAGCGACATTAATCAGGATAATGACTGGTAATGATGGAGTGATTTCTGAGTTTTCTATTGATGATGGAGCTTTTAAATGTTTTGCTCTTGCGCCGGATTCTTTAGATGAAAAGAAGTTCTTCCTTCCAAATGGCGAGTACGAGTGCAGGAGATTTCATGGGTCTAAATGGCCCAACACTTTTGAAATCGTAGAACCAGAAAAGGATAATGTCGATGGACACAAATACTTATTGTTTCATGCTGGCAATACTGAGCATGATTCTTTGGGCTGCCAGCTCTTAGGCTCTACTATTGGCAAGTTGAATGGCGACAGGGCGGTTCTTAATTCAGGGAATACATTTAGGACCTTTTTGAAATACACAGAAAACGTCGATCATTTTACCTTGACTGTCACTGAAGATTATGGGGTCTTAACATGATACCTTGGACTTGGTTTTTAAATCCGAAAAATATGATCTTGGTCGCTTTGGCCTGTGTCCTTACTCTTGGTGCCGGGTATATTCTCATGCAAAAAATTGAACTTACTAAAAACAAAGCTTCTATAGAGACGTTGACTCAAAGAAATTTAGTTCTTGATGTTCAAGTGGAAGCGTATAAAAAGAATATTGAGGACATTAAAGCTTTGAAGCAGAGAGAGCGGATTATTGAAAAGAAAACGGCGACAATTAGAGAGATAGTCAAAGAAGTACCAGTAGATCGACCTGTAGGAGGTGTTGATTGTGGAACCCCACAAGATAAAGATGCACTTGAAAAGATTCGTAAGGCTGTGGTTGCTACCACTGATTATTTTAATTCCGGTATTAGGATGCAGCAGCTGCCCGGTAGTTCAACCGTTGACTCCAAAGTATTGTCCTCCCCCGTCGAGGCCGGTCCTAAGTCAACCATCGACGGAGCAACAGTTCATTGACAATTTTGTTACTGTTGTTGATTATGTCTTAAAGCTGGAATCAACACTTAAATGCTATGAGGAGGGACCGAAGAATGGAACAGATAAAAAACTTCCTGTTGTCAATGTTCAGTGAAGATAAATCTATTTCTATGATGCGGATTACCTCTTTTATGGTTTGTATAAATGTTATGGCAGTTTGGACTTGGGAATGTTTGACAGATAAATTTACAGATATTGGATTAAACAATGCTTTACTTGTTGCTGCTGCTATTGGAGGCAAGGCATTGCAGAGTTTTGCAGACAATAAGAAATAATCAGTCTCTCGATTAATATGCTCAGGCTTGTCCAATCCCCTTTTTGAGCCAAGCCTGAGCGTCGAAAGTGAGATATTTAGGGCCTTTCTTTTATCTCATATACTTTGTTGTTCATAAGCACCGCACCAAGCTCAATGGATTCTTTGAGACGAAATTGGACATATTTATAGGTTAGGTAGCTCCCCGCCGAAAGGCCAATCCAAAAAAGGATGAGAAAATAAAATCCAACTCGGTAAAATATCTCTTTAGTAAATGTGAAATGAAATAAAGCCATGATATCAACTCCTTTACACAAGATGAATATGGGTTGAATGATCAAACAAGAAATTCAGAGATATCTGATCATTAGCGTTCAAGCGTTGCAAAACGATAGAGTCCAGACCGGGAGGCTTAGCGATAGGATAATACTCCCAAGAAGTATCAAATTCATCGGCTCTCCGTTGAATCTCTGCCCGGTATTCCATCTCCTGTTCGATTGGGATACCTTTGACGGAAGGATGATCTGTTTTAATTTCGAATTGACTGAAGATCGCCTGAAATACTTTATCATTATAACCCACCTCTTTGGCAGAATCGAGGGCTTTGGTAATTTCTTCTTTAAACTGTTTGTAAAATTTGGGAGGGACAAAAGCATACCCCGGAATATCTTCCATATACTTCTTTCTGGTTAAATCAACGATGCTGCACCATCTATCATAAACCTTTCTGTAGTTCTTGATATTGCGGTCCAGCCAATAAACGGTTTTCTGGTCGATGTTTGGAAGATTCATAAGATTTTGGAGTGCAGCACCAACCTTTAAGAATTCCTGTAGTGATTTTTTATGTACAAGAGTGGCCATAATTCTATCCCCTTTTCTATTTATATCTGGGTCTCTTTTAATTTACGAGATAAGGTGAGAACCTTATCGGCCTCATACTCGCCCTTCTTGTCGTTTAGCCTCCATCCCTTGTACAACACTAAGGCATCTCTCACGTTTCCCTTCGCAATCGATAATTTTTCCAAAAGTATCCTTGCACCGGTTAAAGTATTTGCATCTTCCCAATGTATCTTCCACGGGATCTGCATTAACCCTTGATACTTCTTGCTGCTTACCGCTTGCCTTTGGAAGGAACTCTCCGTAAACATTAAAGCCATTAGAAGATTCTGTGATAACCCAGTTTGTTGAGAGGCCAATAATATCGCCTTTACCACTTCCTCTCCCGGATCTCCCATCCCGACTGAGATGGCGGCGTTTTGCAATGCCTGCCGGGATGAAATTTGGTGCACAGGGGTTATCAGTTGCGAAATGTTTATTAAGTGAAACACTAATACCAAGCTTAGGACAAGAGTTAGTAGATATTTCATGTTTTAGATCCTCCTTTCGATCCAGAATTGGAGCAAAGCGTAGATATTTCATGTTTTAGATCCTCCTTTCGATCCAGAATTGGAGCAAAGCGTAGATATTTCATGTTTTAGATCCTCCTTTCGATCCAGAATTGGAGCCAGATATAGATTATGCCTGTTCCCGCAGGCAGGGCAAGCATGGATATTTGTTCTATCAAAAACTTCTTCGCAATCAAGGCAGAGATTAGCATCTTTAAGCTTCATGAGAAGATCCTCTTCGACCAGACAATATTATAATCTTTGGCTTCTTTCAATTTTATTATACCCTGCTTTAGACAAAATCATCTTTATTTTAATAAAAGAAATTGAACTACTACTTTGAATATTTTTTTTGCTTCGTGATATCGGTGGTATCCAATGCCTGTTTCCTTTTCCCGTGCTACCCTGTCGCTTCTGTTAGGGACCATACTCATAACAGAATCATCGAATATCATATCGTAAGGGGGAGAGAGCATTCCTCGAAATATCAGTAATTCTTGAAGATGATCATAGACAGGGTATTTCTCCCTCTCGGGATGGCCGTCAATGTCGTCCGAATTGTTATTCGGTTCTTTCTTCGCTATATCATTTGCAATGTAGAACCTGGTGTAAGAATAGAAATGATTCGGCACAGGGATGTTTTTTTCTGGCTTATAAGAAAGAAGGCAGGCCAAAAAGTAGTCCCAACTTTTTGACCTGATTTCTTCATGGCTCCAATAGATTTTCTTGTTCGCCAGAATGGATGAAATCCATTTCTCCATATAAGGTTCCATGTTTATGAATATTTCATTCCGAATTTTATTCCTCTCCTTCTGTTCTTTTGTTTCTCGCCAGAGAATAATTCGTGAGTGATACCATGCAATTTGAACCTTATCCATTTCGGCTCCCAATTATGAGACAAAGGTGAAGAATTTATCCAGAATCAGCATGTGGTCAACAAGAATAGGGACCTTAGCATTCTTATTTAAAGAATCAAGAAGCTCGCCTTTAATCTGCATTGGAGCGATTGAAAGATTGTAATTGTGATCTATAAATATAGAAAAGGCTTCATTGAACTGGGAAAGCTTTTCGGGGTCAATCTTGACCATGCTGGTTTTCTCTCTGATTGGTTTGCCTTCCGGATCTTTATCAGATAATGATTCCGCAAGCAATGATGCAAGTTTGATTCTTTCTTCCTCTGAATCTGCAGAGATTAAAGCCACTTGTTCAGCATACACCTTTTGATTCTCCTCGGAAAGGACATAGGGACCTTCAGCATTAATTGGTTGGCCTTTATCATCTTTTAATGCATAATCTTCAATCAAACTCTTTCTCTGCTCCTGCATTTCTGTTACTATAGCCGACAACTGTTTCATCAACCTGTACATAAAGACTTGTACAGCACCACTTTTTGATGCGTTTTCTTTCATGGCCATTAATGCCTGGTTGCGGATAGTGCCATTAGTCGAGAACTCCTCAATTTCAACCGCTTTCAGGGTTATCTTATTGTCCACCAAATCCGTTACTACTTCCGCCATCTTTACATCTTCCATTTTTTTATCCTCCTTGTTATTATTTAGATATGTCATCGGTTGTTTCCTTCTGCTGCTGTTGGTCTAAAAGAATTCTTAATAAAGCTTCTACCATTGTATTACCATATTTATATATGTATCTATGCTCTTTTGTGCAAGAACAAAGCGTCTTACCATCATTTGCTTTGCAAAAAGTTATATAGTCAAAGTCGCCTATCATCCCCAGCAGGCCTCGTTCTGGTTTGGTACTATCTCTTGACACAATATCCGGGACGCGTAAACAAGATGGTGCCACGGTAGATATATTCAAAAAGATATATTCGTGATCCTCAGGAGTTATAAACCGGTCGCCCTTCTGGTATTTTCCCATCTTCTCCTTAAACAGCTTCTGAAGTTTTGGATTCTTTATCAGTTCAAGCTCTGTTTTAGTTAACATAGTTGCCCCCTATTTAACTTGCTATTTCTGGCATAGTAATTCTGAAATGACCCGCGTATCTATTGTTCCATGTTTGGAAGTATAATCCTACCAGTTCCAACCCAAAGGATCTGGCCAAAGCCTCAACCAGAGTCCACTTAACGACGCCATCTGGGAGTTCGATATTTAACCCTCCATCTTCACAGTACATATTCACCTTCCCGCCGTATCGTTCTATTAGGTTTATGGCTAATAGACGATTCTCCTCATTCATGTCTGTGAACTTCATATAGCCTCCTTTCTCTTTAGGAACTTTGCTACGGCCTTCTTGATATTTATGTTCACTTTAATATACTCTCGGAAGTTTTTAGCTCACAAAGTCTAAAGAATGTCTCCCACATCTTGTCTGCCTGCTTCTGCTCTCTGTTACTATTGCCGAGATAGCCATCTTCTCCAACTTCTATTCCCTCTTGTTGCGCGGCTATTTCCAGTTGGATTAATTCCCGTATCATCTTTGCCTCTGGTAATGTTATCACAGTAACCTCCTTACTCATTATAATTTAAGTCTTGCAGCGCCTTTGTTTCTTCTTTAGTCATCGTAGCCTCACCCGAGAGCTACAAGCCGCCTGCTTTAGCTGGCGGAGTGTCACTCAAGGCCAGAACGACTGTCTCTTGGATGGGTTCCTTAATTATTGCTTCTGCAGGATCAGTGCATTCAAGCACGCTTCAGCGAGGCTGTCTCCTGGGTAACTATACACATCGCCTAAAACTGAA